TGGGGGGGTGGGTTTGGCGGGCCGCTTCGGGGGCGCCCCCGGAAAAGCGCCCCGAAGATCGCCCCGGCCTGGGGGCCGGAGCGACTTCGGGGCGGTCTTCGGGGCGGCGGCAACAGGCGGGGGTGGGCATGAGCGCATCGGCGGTGATGGATCGGCAGATCGTGCTGGAAGACCTTCCGGCGCCCTACTGCACGCCGGAGGCGGTCGCCGCCCGCTACCGCCCGGAGCCTGTCGAGGTGGCGGAGGACGAAGCGCCGCGCCTGCGCCCGCTGCGCCGCGACCCGCTGATCCTGCTCGAGGCCGATGGCGCCATTACCACGAAGCAGCGCGAGGCGGGGCAGGAGATCCTGCGCGTGTTCACCGCCATCACCGCCGCCGCCGCGCCGCGCGGCGTGTGCGGCTATGCCGAGCGGCTGTCGCGCAGCACGAGCGATGACCTGCCGGTCTCCCTGCGCCTGGCCTACACCAACCGCTACGGCCCGTGGCGGGACTGGGCGGGGCGAGAGCCCGCCAGCCGCCGCCAGCGCCGCGCGTCGCTCGCGGACCTGACGCTGCTGGTCTGCGTGGATGGGCTGGGGCAGGACCAGGCGGGCTTGCGGCTCGGCATGTGCAGGCGGTCCGTCGTGGCGCGGCTGGCATACAGCCTGCACCACTACTGCCTGCTGGCGGGCTGGATCGCGCCCGAGAAATCGGCCGCTTGACTTTCACCCGGTTTCAGCACCAAAAATCTCCATCGTCGCGAATCGCGCCCGGCAGGGGTCAGCCCCTTCCGGGCGCGATGCTTTCGGGGGGCAGGTGCCTTGCTGACCGTCTCCGTCAGCGCCGATTTCGAGCGCCTGCGCCTCACCCTCGATGACTTCGGCCGCCGTCAGCTCCCCTACGCCGCAGCCCGTGCCTTGACCGCCACGGTCCAGGGCGCCCGGCGTGAGGTGCAGGAAGGCATGCCGCGGGTGTTCGACCGCCCGACGCCCTTCACGCAGCGCGGCATATCCATCCGCTCCGCGACGCGGAACAACCTCGAAGCCGCCGTGCTGGTCCTGCCGGTGCAGGCCTCCTACCTCCGCATCCAGGAGCAGGGCCTTCGCCGTGAGCCGAAGCGCCGCGCGCTGGTCACGCCGGCTGCGGTTCGCCTGAACCAGTATGGCAACATCCCGGCCCGTGCCCTGGCTCGGATGAAGGGCCGATCGGATGTCTTCGTGGGCACGGTGAGAGGCATCGGCGGCTTCTGGCAGCGCCTGCCGGATCGAGGTCTGCGCCTGTTAGCCCGCTTCGAGGGGCCGAAGAAGGGCGCCGAGCGCCCCTTCTTCTTCCCCGCGGTCGAGCGATCCCTGCGCCGCGACTTCAACCGCCTCATGGGCGACGCGCTGGCCGAGGCGCTGCGGACGGCCAGGCCCTAGGGGGGGCTCCGGGTCCTTCCCGCCGGACGCCCCACCGCGCGTATTTCGCGCCGCGGTCGGACGCCGAATTTTTGTGCAGAAACAATGGGTTCTGTTGTGGTTCGCTTTGCGGTTTGCGCGCGACCTTGGAGGTGAGGCCGATGCCCACGGTCAATCTCGATGAGATGGCTAGGGTGCTCCGCGTGTCCCTTCCTACCCTCCGTGCGTGGATCAGGCGGCACCCCGACTTCCCCGTCGTGGCTGAGGGGCGCAACGGGCTCCCCTGGGAACTCGATCCCGAGGCGGTCATCGCATTCGTCCGCCGTAAGAAGGATGAGGAGGCTGCCAGGCAAGCGGAGCGCGATGACCTTCTTGCCCAGATCAGCCTGCCGATCGAGGATCTGGTGCCGGCCGAGAACCGTGGTCTCACGGCGGCCGAGCGGCTCAAGCTCGCGCAGGCGATGCGCGTGGAGGATGAGGTCGCGAAGCAGCGCGCCTTCCTCGTCCAGACTTCCGAGATGCGTGCCCGCCTCACGGATGCCTGGGGGCCGCTGAACCAGTTCCTTCAGTCGCTGCCCGGCCAGCTTGGCCGCCGCCATAACCTGCCCGATGCAGTCGTCCGCGACATGCGCCGGGCCATAGAGACGCAGCAGCGGGAGCTGCACCGGCGCTTGGTGGATCTGCTCGATCCCGGTGCCGCAGCGCCGCCGCACGAGGAAGAGGAGCATGCCGCAACCGCCTGACCCGGCGCGCTTCGCCTATGCCGATGCGCGGCGCATCCTGCGCGAAACGCTGGATGCGCTGCTTCCGCCGCGGCGCATGTCGGTCGCCGATCACGCGGCGCTGCATCGCTGGGTGAAGTCCCCGGTCGGCGCGCACATGGAGCGATGGGATCATCGCACCGCGCCCTACCTTCGCGAGCCGATGGAGTGGCTATCCTCGGACGATTACGACACGGTCGCGATCGTCGGGCCTGGTGCTTGCGGCAAGACGATGCTGGCCGAGAACTGGCTGCTCTACAGCATCGACGCCGACCCGGCGGACCTGCTGTGGTATATGCAGACCGACCCGGCCACCGAGGCCTATGTGAAGGGCCGGATCGAGCCGATGCTCGAGGCGCATGAGCGCCTGATCGGCGACCGGCGCCACGGCCGCGACAGCGTGGCCTTCAAGCGGTTCCGCGGCATGCGGGCGGAGTTCCTGACCTTCACGGCCTCCGCGCTGGTCAACAAGCACGTCGCGCGCATCGTTGCGGACGAGATCGACAACTACGACGAGAGCCTGGGCGACCCGCTGGCGCTGCTGAACCCGCGTCGCCAGGCCGCCGGGGCGGATTCGAAGCTGCTGCTGATCAGCCATCCCGACCGTGGCGCCCCGCCGGACGCCCCGCGGGCGCGGCAGCGCGGCATCATGGCGGTCTACGCCGACAGCACGCGCTGCACCTGGTGGTGGCGCTGCCCGCATTGCGGTGCCTACTCGTCGCCGCATCCCGGCACGGCGCGGCGCATGGTGCTCGACTGGCCGCAGGACGCGCCGCTCGACGTGATCCAGCGGGAAGCGCGGCTGGTATGTCCGGCCAATGGCTGCCTGATCGAGGACGGCGAGCGCCACGCCATGAACCTCACCGGCAAGTGGGTCGGGGCGGGCGAGACGATCGACGAGGGCGGCCGGATCGAAGGCGAGCGCATCAGGACCCGCACCGCCGGGGCCTGGATTCTCGGCGTCATGTCGCCCTTCACGAAGGACGGCATCGGCGGCCTGGCCCGCGCCCGTGCCGCGGCCGAGCGGGCGGCAGAACTGGGCGAGATCGAGGGCCTGCGCCAGGTCATGGTGAAGAGCTGGGGCGAGCCCTACGCCCCGCCCGCCCGGCTCGGCAGCGTGGATGCCGCCGTTCTGGCCGAGCGCGCGGAAGAGGGGCTGCGGCTCGGCTTCGTGCCGGATGGGGTGCGCTTCCTGACCGCCTGGGCGGACGCGCAGGGCAGCCGGTTCGAGGTGCTGGTCCGCGGATGGGGGCCGGGCGGCGAATCCTGGGTCGTTGATCACCAGGTGATCCCTGCCGAGCCGGCGACGAACCCGGATGACTGGGATGCGCTGATCGAGCGGCTGACCGAGGGCGCATTCCCCCTTGCCGACGGCAGCGGGCGCGTGATGCGGCTGCGCGGCGCCGGCTTCGATGCCTACGGCCAGCCGGGCGTGACGGAGCAGGCCTATGCGGCCTGGCTCCGCGCCCGCAAGGCCGGGAAGGTGAAGCGCCTGGGCGTGGTGGAACACCGCGACGTGTGGTCCCTGGTGCCGACCAAGGGCGCGCCGGGGCGAGCGGCGCCGCGCATCCAGGTGGTCTATCCGAACAGCCAGCGGAAGGACCGCCGCGCGACCGCGCGGGGGCAGGCGCCGCTGCTGCTGTTCAACGCGAACGGGGCGAAGGACGCGCTGGCAGCGCAGCTCGCGGTCGCCCCGCCATCGGTGGGTGCCGTGCATATCCCGCGCGGGCTGCTGAGCCCGGCGGGGCCGCCGCACGACTTCCTCGAGCAGCTCTTGGCCGAGGCCCGCAACCCGACCACCGGGGCGTGGGAGAAGGTGGAGAAGGCCCGGCGCAACGAGGCGCTGGACCTGATGGTGGGCTGCGAGGTGGTGGCGCGGCTGCACGGGCTGCACCGGATCGACTGGGAGGCGCCGCCGGCCTGGGCGTCGCGGTGGGAGAGCAACAGCGCCGTCGCGCCGGCCTCCGCCGCAGAGGATGCGCGCGATCTGGCGCCGCCGCCGGCCGCCGTGGTGGCGGCGGTGCCGCAGCGCCCGGCAACGGTGGCGATGCGCGGGCGCGGGGTGATCGGTATGGGCCGCAGGCTCGGTTGAGGGGACGATCGGCATGGATGCGGTTCTGGCCTGGGCGCTCGCGCAGGCAGCTGGCACGCGCTGGCGCGAGCTGGCCGAGGCGTATGTCAGCGGCGCCACCCGCGTGACCTTCGAGGGCCGAACGGTCGAATACCGCAGCCGTGCGGACATGGAGGCGATCCTGCGCGCCGGTTTCAATGCCGAGAACCCGCAGGCGCGGCGCGGCCCGCGCATCTCGCTGGGCGCCGGCCGATGAACCTCATCGACCGCGCGATCGGCTTCATCTCCCCGGTGCGGCAGGTGGAGCGCGCGCGGGCGCGCCTGCAACTGCGCCGCATCGAGGTGGCCGCCTCGGCCATGTCGGGATACGAGGCGGCGAAGCGCGAGCGCGCGGCGCTGCGCTACTTCAGCGCGAGCCCCCGCACGGCGGACGAGGATGTCCTGCCGGGGCTCGATGCCCTGCGCGCGCGCTCGCGGCAGATGATGATGAACGCGCCCATCGCCCGCGGGGCGGTGCAGACGGCGGTGACGAACGTGGTCGGTGCCGGCCTCCGCGTCTCGGCGCAGCCTGATCGCGCCGCACTGCGCACCCTGGCGAGCGTGTCGGAGATCCAGGTCGGCGCGTTCGAGGATGCGGCGCAGCGCGAATGGCGGCTGTTCAACAGGAAGGAGCACGCCGACATCCACGCCCGGCTGTCCTTCCGCCGCATGCAGGACCTGGTGTTCCGCTCGGTGCTGGTCTCGGGCGACTGCTTCGTTGCGGTCGTGCAGGCCCGCAAGGGCACGCCTTTCGACTTCGCGCTTCAGGTGATCGAGGCGGACCGCGTCTGCAACCCGAACTACCGCAGCGACACCGAGACCCTGGCCGGCGGCATCGAATACGACGATGCGGGGACGCCGGTCGCGATCCATGTGGCGGAGATCCCGCGCGGCGGCGGCGCGAAGCGCAACTGGCGGCGCCTGCCGATGCGCGCGCCGGATGGCGCGCCCCGCGTGCTGCACCTGATGCAGCAGGAGAGGATCGGCCAGAGCCGTGGCGTGCCCTATCTCGCGCCGGTCATCGGGCCGCTGAAGGATCTCGACCGATACAGCGAGGCGGAACTGACGGCCGCGGTCCTGAACGCCTCCATCGCCATCGTCTCGCAGAATGCCGACGGCGCCGCCGACATTGCCGAGAATGCGGCCCGCACCGGGCAGGCGCAGCCGGGCTTCCTGCGGGCGAACATCGAGTTCGAGCCCGGCATGGTGCTCGAAGGCTTCGCGCCGAACGAGGGCCCGAAGTCCTTCGCCGCCGACCGACCGAATGCGGGCTTCGATCCCTTCGTCCAGGCGGTGCTGCGGCAGGTGGGCGTCGCGCTCGAACTGCCGTTCGAGGTGCTGGTGAAGCACTTCACTGCCTCCTACTCGGCCGCGCGCGCGGCGCTGCTTCAGGCGTGGTCGTTCTTCCGCGTCCGCCGCGAATGGCTCGCCGAGGAACTGTGCCAGCCGGTCTATGAGCTGGTGCTGCGCAACGCGATCCTGCGCGGCCGGGTCGCGGCGCCGGGTTTCCTCGAGGATGCCGCCATGCGGGCCGCGTGGTCCGCGACGCGATGGACCGGCCCCTCCATGGGCCAGATCCAGCCGCAGACGGAAATCCGTGCGGCGCGGGAGGCGGTCGAGGCTCGCTTCGCCTCCCGCACCCGCATCGCCGCCGAGATATTCGGCGACGACTGGGAAGCGGTGGAGGACGAGCTCGCCTGGGAAGACGAGCGCATCGGAGGCGCGCGGCCGGGGGACCCGCTCACCGGGCGCGGCGCGCCGCCGCCGGTCGAGCAGCCATCCGATGCCGGCGACGCCGAGGACGAGACCGAGCAGGAAAGGAACGCCGCATGAGCGCGCGCCTTGCGGAGCGGATCGCCAGCGTGCCCTGGCTGATCCTCGAGCCGGCCTTCCAGTCCCTCCTTGAGATCGCCAGCCGCGAGACGCCGGACCCGGACAACCTCGAGGCCTGGAAGGCCCTGCTCGCGCCCGCGCCAATGGCGGTGGACCTGCGCGCATCCTCCCCGCTGCCGGGTGCGCGGCGCGCCCAGCTTCGCGACGGCGTGGCGATCATCCGCATCAGCGGCCCCATCTTCCGCCATGCCGGTCTGTTCACCGAGCTTTCGGGTGCCACTGCGCTTGCCGATGTGGCGCTCGATCTCGGCCTCGCGCGGGATGACGGGCGGGTGAAGGCCATCCTTCTCGCCGTGGACAGCCCCGGCGGGGAGGCGACCGGCGTCGGGGACGCGGCGGAAGCCATCCGGGCGGCTGCGGCCATCAAGCCCGTCGCGGCGCATGTCGAGGGCGTCGCGGCCTCGGCGGCCTTCTGGCTGGCCGCGGGGGCGAGCGAGATCGTGGCGGCGCCCGAGGCCTTCGTCGGCTCCATCGGCGTCGTCATGCGCATGACCGACACCCGCGAGCGGGATGCCCGCAGCGGCGTGCGCGCGCACCAGTTCGTGTCGAGCCAGACGCCGGGCAAGCGCCCGGACCCCGCGACGGACGATGGCCGGCGGCAGATCCAGCGCCTGGTAGACAGCCTGGCCGGCGAGTTCGTCGCCGCCGCCGCGCGCCTGCGGGGGATGGAGGAGGACGCCCTTCTCGCCGCCACCCATGGCGGCGGGCTGGTGATCGGGCGGGAGGCGCTGGCCTCCGGCCTGGTCGATCGCCTCGGCAGCTTCGAGGAAACCCTGGCCCGCCTGGCCGCCGGCGCGGTGCCGCTGGCCGCAAGCAACCCGTCGCCTGGGCCGCGACGGCTGAAGGAGAACGTGACCATGACCAATCCCGCGCCCGCGCCGCAGGCCGAGGCCGAGACCCAGGCGCCCGCGCCCGCGCCCGCCGCCGCGAGCCAGCCGGCCGCGCCCGTCGCCGCTGCGGCGGAAGGCGGCGCCACCGACCCGCAGGCGGCCGAGCGCGCGCGCTGCGCGGCCATCCTCGCCGCCCAGAAGCCCGGCTTCCAGCAGCTCGCCTCGCTCGCCATCGCGCAGGGCTGGTCGCCGCAGGTCTTCGCCCAGGCGCAGGATGCCTCGGCCGCCGCGGTGGCGGAGGCGACGCGCGCGGCGCAGGCGCAGGCCTTCGCGGCCAGCATGCCGGCCCCGGTCGCCGGCGCGGCCGAGCAGCCCGAGGCGTCCGCGCTGCCTGTCGAGCAGCGGGCCAAGGCCGAATGGGACAAGGACGCCAGGCTGCGCGCCGAGTTCGGCAACGACTTCAAGTCCTACCTCGCCTTCGCGAAGGCGCAGGACGGCAAGGTCGTGAAGCTCATCTCCCGCCCCGCCTGATCATCCAGCCGCGCGGGCCGGGTGCCGGCCGCGCCATCGTTCCATCCTGAAGGAGACCAGCCATGGCGCAGCTCGCCGCCAACCTGCAGCGCACCTACGTGCTCGGCGACGAGGCCGAGTATCCCGCCTCCACCGGCGCCGTCTATGAGGGCAGCGCGGTCGGCCTCACCTCCGGCTACGCCCGCCAGCTCGTCGCCGGGGACCCCTTCGTCGGCTTCGCCGTGCAGGGCTGCCCCGCCAGCGGCGCGAACGGCACCAACACCGTGACCGTGAAGTTGGAAGGCCGCGTGATCGTGTTTATCTCGGGCATCGCGCTGACGAACGTGAACGCCCCGGTCTATGCCAGCGACGGCAACACCTTCACCCTCACGCAGTTCACGAACACGCTGATCGGCAAGGTCGTGCGCGTCGCCGGCACGAACCTCGCCGAGGTCGAGTTCAAGGCCGGCGCCTGATAGCGCCGCTTCCCGACATCTCCGCGCGCCGGCCTCCGCGCCGGTCCTCTTCCAACCATCCGCTGAAAGGAACACCGGAACATGTCCGGCACCGTCACCGGCGCGCTCGGCAGCCGCGCCATCATCGGCCGCTTCTACCGCACCCTCGAGGAGACGCAGGTCGCCTCCTGGGTCGGCGGCCTCGCCATGCCGATCGAGAGCAACCAGGAGAGCGAGGAATACAAGTGGCTCGGCATGGCGCCGGCGCTGCGCGAATGGGCCGGCGGGCGGCAGGCCAAGGGCTTCCGCGACAACGGCCTGGTGGTGAAGAACAAGGTGTTCGAGGCGACGCTGCGCGTCAGCCTCGACGACCTGCGCCGCGACAAGACCGGCCAGATCATGGTTCGCGTGGACGAGCTCGCGGCCCGTGCGGCGCTGCATCCGGCGAAGCTGATCTCGACCCTGATCAACGGCGGCGAGAGCGGCCTCTGCTACGACGGGCAGTTCTTCTTCGACACCGACCACGCCGAGGGCGACAGCGGCACGCAGTCCAACTCCATCGTCTATGACATCAGCGACGGCGGCACCGGCGGCACGCCCACCGTGCCGACGCCGCTGACCATCCAGCGCGCGGTGATGGCCGCCGTGTCGCAGATGATGGGCTTCAAGGACGACCAGGGCGAGCCGATGAACGAGACGGCGAGCCAGTTCATCTGCATGGTGCCGCCGAGCTACATGGGCGCCACCACCACGGCGCTGTCCTCGCGCATGCTGGCGAACACCGAGGACAACCCGCTCGCGGGCGGTGCCGGCGGCTTCACCGTGGTGCCGGTGATCAACCCGCGCTTGACCTGGACCACGAAGCTCGCGGTCTTCCGCGCCGACGGGCGCGTGAAGCCCTTCATCTGGCAGGAGGAGGAAGGCACCCGCGTCGCCGCGGTCGCCGAGGGGTCCGAGCTCGAGTTCAACAACCGCGAGCACCACTACGGCGTGACCCGCATCTGCAACGCGGCCTACGGCTACTGGCAGCACGCCTGCCTCGTCACGCTGCAGGCCTGACGCCATGGTGGATTTCGACCGGCTGGTAAACGCCGCCGTGGCGCGGAGCTTCGCGCGGCCGGTCGAGTTCCGCCGGGGCGCGCAGCCGCCCATCCAGGCGCGCGGGGTGTTCCACCGCCAGCACCTCGCGCTCGCCATGCCCGACGGCGCCGAGGTCTCGGCCATGCAGGCGAGCCTCTCCGTCCGCCTTTCCGATCTGCCGCCGGGCTACGTCCCGCAGCAGGGGGACGAGGTGACGATCGGCGCCGACCGCTGGCTGGTGCAGGACCCGCAGCCGGACGCCGAGGGCATGATGCGCCTGGTGCTCTCGGCCTACCAGGAATGGCCGGGCCCATGAGCGGCCTCACCCGCGCCCAGCTTCGCGCCGCGGTGGTCGAGGGCCTGCGCACCGGCGTCCCCGGCCTCGGCGGGCGGGTCTTCCCGCTGCGGGCCTGGCCGTTGCAGATGGCGCAGATGCCGGCCGCGCTGGTCTATGACCGCGCCATCAGGCGCAGCACGCTCGCGCGCGCGCTTGCCGCACCCACCTACCGCACGCTGGTCAGCTTCGTGCTGGTGCTGCGCGCCGAGGGCGCGAGCGAGGCCGAGGTCACCGCCGCGCTCGATGCGTTGTCCGAGGGTGCCGAGGCCGCGCTGCTCACCTCGCCCGCCTTCATGGCGCTGGCCGAGGAGATCCCGGACATCGCGACCGAGCGCGAGATCCAGGCCGATGCCGAGCGGGTGATCGGCCAGGACGCGGTGCAGTTCGACATGCAGTTCACCGAGGTGTTCGACCCGGCCGGGCTGCCGCCCTTCACCGAGGCGCGGCTGACGCTCGACACGACCGACCCCTTCGACCGCGACGGCCCCTATCCGCCGATCGGCGACTTCCCGCCGCCCGCGCCGCCGCCGCGCCGCAGCGGGCCGGACGGCCGCGCCGAGGCCGAGATCCGCATCACCTACCCGCAGCCCTGAGGAGGGAGAGCCCATGTCGGGTTCGATCAGCTTCAACACGATCCCCGCGCTGCTCCGCCAGCCGCTGTTCTACGCGGAGTTCGACCCCAGCCGCGCGGGCGTCGGCGCCATCGCGAAGCGGTCCCTGCTCATCGGGCAGGCGACGAGCGTCGTGCCGGCGGAGGTCACCTACCTGCCCTCCGCCGACCAGGTGGGGGAAGTCTGCGGCTGGGGCTCGCAGATCGCGCGGATGATGCGCGCCTATCGCGCCAACGACCCGAACGGCGAGGTCTGGGTGCTGCCGCTTCAGGACAACAACGCGGGCGTGGCGGCGACCGGCACGGTCGTCTTCACCGGCCCGGCGACGGCGGCCGGCGTGCTCGCGCTCTACATCGGGGGGGAGCGTGTGCAGGTCGGGGTCGCGAATGCCGATACCGCGACCGCGATTGCGACCGCCACGGCGGCGGCGGTGAACGCGGATGTGCGGCTGCCGGTCACGGCCTCGGCCTCCTCGGGCACGGTCACGCTCACGGCGCGCAACAAGGGCACCGCGGGCAACCACATCGACATCCGCATGAACTACCGCGGCATCGCCGCCGGGGAGCAGACGCCGGCCGGCGTGGGGGTGACCATCACCGCCATGTCCGGCGGCGCGGGCGACCCGTCCCTCGCCACGCTCGCCGCGACGCTGGGCGAGGAGCCCTACGACTTCATCTGCATGCCCTGGACCACGAGCGACGCGCTCGACGCCTTCCAGGACCTGATGAGCGATGTCTCGGGCCGCTGGTCCTATTCCCAGCAGATCTGGGGGCATGTCTGGACGGCCGCGCGCGGCACCTCCGCGAACCTCATCACGTTGGGGGAATCGCGCAACGACCCGCACACCTCCATCTTCGGCTATGACGGCTCGCCCACCTGCCCGGCGGTGGTGGCGGCGGCGGTCATGGGCCGCGCCGCCCCGGCGCTGATCGCCGACCCCGCCCGGCCGGTCTGGACGCTGCAACTCCTCGGCGTGCTCCCGCCGCCGCGCAACAAGCGGTTCGCCTTCACCGAGCGGGAGACGCTGCTCAACAAGGGCATCTCGATCTTCCGCCACGTCCAGGACGCGACGACGATCGGCCGCGCGGTCGTGACCTACCAGCGCAACGCCTTCGGCCAGCCGAGCACCGCCTACTACGACACGCACCAGATGTATCAGCTCATGGAGATCATCCGGCGCACGCGGCTGCCCGCCGAGCAGAAGTATGCGCGCAGCAAGCTCGCGAACGACGGCACGCGGTTCGGCCCCGGCCAGCCCATCGCCACACCCGCGACCTTCAAGGCAGAGCTGGTGGCGCAGTATGTGGCGATGGAGGCCGATGGCCTGGTCGAGAACGCCGAGGCCTTCATCCGCAACACCATCGTGCAGCGCAACCCGAACGATCCCTCGCGCCTCGATGTCCTCTACGCGCCGGACCTCGTGAACGCGCTCGCCGTGATCGCGGTGCTGGTGCAGTTCCGCAATTGATGGAGGCCTGACCCATGGCATTCAAGCGTGTCGCCGGCACCTGCTACCTGAAGCGGGACGGCGTGCAGTTCGCCCTGCGCGGGCAGCTCACCATCAACCCGGCCTCCGTGACGCGGGAGGGGCTTGCGGGCCTCGATGGGGTGCATGGCTTCAAGGAAAGCCCCCGCGTGCCGTTCATCGAGGCGCAGCTCACCAAGGGGCCGGAGCTCTCGCTGCGCGAGATCGAGGGCATCACCAACGCCACCATCACCGCCGAATGCGCCGACGGCACGGTCTATGTGCTGTCCGAGGCGTGGCAGGCCGGAGACCTCGCGCTCGACGCCGCCGAGGGCCAGGTCACGGTGCGCTTCGAGGGCGGGGCCTGCCGGGAAATCGCCGCGTGACCGTCCGCGTCACCCTCTCCGCGCCGATCGAGGCGCATGGCGAGACGCTCACCGAGATCACGCTGCGCGAGCCGACCGGGCGCGACCTGCGCCTCTGCGGCCTGCCCTACCGCATCGCCATGGAGACCGGGGAGGCGACGATCGACGCGCCGGCCATGGCCAAGATGATCGCGGCGCTTGCCGCCATCCCGCCCTCGGCGGTGGACCGGCTGAGTGCCGAGGACTGGCAGGCGGCGATGGGCGCCGTGCTGGGTTTTTTCGGCAAGGCGGAGGCGGCGGCCTCCTGAGCCCGGAAGACCTGCTCGCCGCCTATTTCGACGCGGCGCGCTTCTGGGCCGCCATCGAATACGTGATGGCGCTGGGCTTCGACGACCTGGCGCTGCACCTCGAACACGCGCAGCGCATCGCGAAGGCTGAAAGGGGACAGGGGTGAGCGGGACGACCAGCCGGCAGTTCCAGGCGGTGGTGACGGTCAGTGACCGCACCGCCGGCCCGCTGGCGGCCATCTCCGCGCGCCTGCGCGCCATTGCGGGCATGAACGGCCTGCAGCGCATCCAGGCCGCCACCGTCGCGGTGCGCCAGTCCTTCACCCAGCTCGCGGGCTCGCTCACGCGGCTTGCGGTGCCGCTCGCCGTGCTCGGCGGCGCCGGGGCGGCCGGGCTCTACTCCATGGTCCGGGCCACGGTGGATGCCGGCGGCGCGCTGCAGGACATGGCCGCGCGCCTCGGCATCGCGGTGGACCAGTTGCAGGCGCTGGACTATGCCGGCCGCCAGTCCGGCGTGAGCAGCGAGACGATGGCCGCGAGCCTCGAGCGGCTGCAGCGCGGCATCGCGGAGGCCGCCGCGGGGCGCAACCAGAACCTCGTCGCCCTGTTCCGCCAGCTCCGCATCCCGCTGCGGGACGCGAACGGCCAGATCCGCAGCGCCGCCGACCTGATGCCCGAACTGGCGCGCGCCTTCGAGGTGAACACCAACGCGGCCATGCGCACCCGCATGGCGATGGCCCTGTTCGGCCGCGCCGGCGGCCCGCTGATCGCGATGCTGTCCGAGGGCCAGGAGGCGCTGGCCGGCAATGTCGAGGAATGGCGCAGGCTCGATGGCGTGATCGGCGTCGAGCATGGCGCGATGCTCAAGCGTGTGGGGGACGCCATCACCCGCGTCCAGCAGGCGCTGACCGGCCTGCGCAATGCCATCGTGGTGCAGCTCGCGCCCGCGCTCGAGCCGATGCTGAACCGGCTCGCGGAATGGATCGCGAGCAACAAGGAGATCATCAGCACCACCCTGGCCCGCTGGGTCCAGCAGCTCGGTGAAGCCCTCTCGCAGATCGACTGGGCGAAGGTGGTCGAGGATGTGCGCGCCTTCGTGAACACCGCGCGCGAGCTGTTCGAGAAGATCGGCGGCTGGCACACCGTCCTGATCGCGGTGGGGGCCTACATGGCCGGGCCGCTCATCGCCTCCATCACTGCGCTCGCGCTCGCCATCACCACCACGCTGATACCGCCGCTGATCCGCGCCACGGGCCTGATGGCGGCCATGGGTGCCGCGCGCATCCCGGCCATTGCCGGCGCCGGCGCCGCCGGGCAGGCGGCAGCCGGTGCGGCCGGCGCGGCGGCCGGGCGCATGGGTGGCCTCGCCGGCCTCGGCGCCGCCGGGGCCATCGCGGGCGGTGCCGCGCTCCTCTACCAGAACATCAACCCGGTGACGCCGGACCAGGCACGCCGCCTCGGCCTGCCGAACCTGATGCAGCCGCAGGACGGCTACGACGTGACGGGCCGCCCCATTCCGGCCGACCGTTCCTCCCTCTACCGCCCGCAATCCGCCCCCGCGCCGGCCGCGCCGCAGGGGCAAGTGGATGTGCGCGTGCGCCTCGAAGGCCTGCCGCGCGGCTCGCAGGTGGATGCGCGAGCCACCGGCCAGGGCCTGCGCGATCCGCAAATCGACGTGGGCTTCGCCACGCTGGGGGCGCCATGAGCGGCTTCCTCGGCGCCGCGCAGGGCGCGCTTGATCAGGTCCGCATCTCGGGCGCGGGCGGCTTCGGCTGGCGCGCGGCGCTGCGCCCGGCCTCCTTCCGCGCGGTGCCCTTCCTCGTCACCGAAGCGGGGGGGGAGGACGGGCGGCGCATCGCCCTGCACGTCTTCCCGCTCCGCGACCAGCCCTTCACCGAGGATCTCGGCCGCCAGCCCCGCCGCTGGCGCATCACCGCCTACGTCATCGGGGATGGATACTTCGCCGACCGCGACGCGCTGATCGAGGCCTGCGCCGGCCAGGGCAGCGAGGAGCCGGGCACGCTGGTCCATCCCTTCCTGGGCGAGCTCCGCGTCCGCTGCGAGCGGGTGGAATACACCGAGAGCCTCAAGGAAGGCCGGTTCTGCACCTTCGACCTCACCTTCGTCGAGGCGGGGGCGGAGCCGAGCCCGACCGAACGCTTCGACACGCTGCGCCGCGTGGTCGCCACCGCCCGGCGGGTGATCCGCCTCGCGCAGACGGCCTACCGCATCGCCGCCATGGCGCGCGGGGACCTCGCGGGCTTCGCGCGCGGCGTGGCCTTCGGCTTCGTGCAGTCCTTCGCCGGGCGCCTCGGCCTCGGCTTTCTCTCCCTGCCGGGCTTCGATTTCGGCGCGCTGCGCAAGGGCATCGCGGCCCTGGCCGCGGACCCGGTGACCGACCCCGAGAGGGTGGCCGCGCTGCTGCCCGCGCCGCTGCTTGGCATGGCCACGGCGCCGCGTCTGCCGGCGCCCGTCGCGCCCGAGGGCCAGGCCTTCGCCAGCCGGAGCGACGCCGCGGCGGTGGCCGAGCCCTTCGACCTGCTGATGGCCGAGGCCCGTCGCCCCGCGCCCGCCGTCACCGACCCGGCCGAGCAGGCCGCGCTCTCGGCCCTGCACGGCCTTGCGCTCGATTCCGCGGCGGCGGCGGCGGCGGAGGCCGCCTCGGCGGCCGAATGGCGCAGCGCCGAGGCCGCGCTCGCCGCGCGCGACGCTCTGCTCGCGGTGCTGATCGCGCGGCAGGATGCGGCGGCCGATGCCGGGCAGGATGACCTCTTCGCCGCCTGGCGGGACCTCGCCGCCGCCGCCCGCACGGACCTCACCGACCGCGCGGCGCGGCTGCCGCGGGTGGCGCGCTATGCGCTGCCGGGGCCGCTGCCCGCCCTGGCGCTGGCGCAGCGCCTCCATGGCGACGCCGCGCGGGCGGATGAGCTGGTGGCGCTGGCGCGCGTGCCGCATCCGGGCTTCATGCCGGCGGAAGGGCCGTTCCTGCGGCCATGAGCGACGTGCCCGAGCTGCTGGTGGACGGCCGCATCTACGCCGGCTGGACGGAGATGCGCGTCACCCGCGCCATGGACCGCGCGGCGGCGGATTTCGACCTGCGCGTGTCCGAACGCTGGCCGGGCCGCCTCGATCCGTGGCGGCTGCAACCCTTCACGCCCGTGGTGCTGCGCTTCGGGCGGGACGTGGTGCTGACCGGCTATGTGGACTACGCCGCGCCGGAGGCGGACGAGAAGACGCACCGCGTGCGCATCGTCGGACGCAGCAAGACGGCCGACCTCGTGGACTGCACGCCCGAGATCGCGGGCACCGAGTTCCGCGGCGCCACGCTGCCCGCCATCGCCCGCGCGCTGGCGCGCCCCTTCGGGGTGGAGGTGGTGGAGGAAGTGCCGCCCGGCGCGCCATTCAGCGTGGAGGCGAAGGACCGCACCGACACCGCCTGGGAGACGATCGAGCGCCTGGCGCGCATGCGCGGCGTGCTGGCCCATGACGACGAGCAGGGGCGCCTCGTGCTCACCCGCGCCGGCAGCCGCCGCGCCTCGGGGGAGCTGGTGATGGGCCGCAACATCGTCGCGGCCTCCGCCAAACTCGACGGCTCGAAGCGATACAGCCGCTACGTGGTCCTCAGCCAGCGCCAGACCGGCGCGGCGGTGGCGCGCGACGGCGACGGGGATGATGACGACAGCGAGCCCGACGAGCGCCCGAATGCGGGCGTGCAGGTCTCCGTTTCCGGCGTGGCGGAGGACCCGGACGTGCCCCGCTACCGCCCGCGCATCCTGCGCAGCGAAGGCAGCGGGGATGCGGCCTTCGCCCGCGCGCGCGCCGTCTGGGCCGCGGCATCGGCGCGCGGCAAGGCGGTGCAGGCGGAGATCACGGTCCAGGGCTGGCGGCAGCAGGACGGGCGGCTCTGGCGCGTGAACGAGCTGATCAAGGTGCGGGCGGACTGGATGCGGCTCGATCACGAGCTGCTGATCGTCGGCACCGAGTTCACGCTCGAGGATACCGGCCGCCGCACCGTGCTGACGGTGACGCCGCCCGAGGCGATGACGCCCGAGCCCGAGGCCGAGAATCGCCGCGGCGGCGGCTCCGGCGGCGGCTCCTGGGGCGATCTGAGGCCGATCCGATGAACACCGCCATCACCCGCGGCAAGATCCTCGCCGCGCGCCTGCGGGGCGGGCGCACGCTCGCCGAGGTGCAGATGTTCGACGGCGAGACGCGCTCGCGCGTCGAGGTGCTGCTGCCCATGGGCATGACGGCCGTGCCGCGGGCGGGCGCCGATGTGGTGGTGCTCGAGGTCGGCAACCGCGACCACCTGGTCGCGCTGCTGGCCGATGACCCGGCGCTGCGCGTCTCTGGCCTCGGCCCCGGCGAGATCGGCCTGCGGGACGAGCGCGGCCAGCAGGTGACCCTCACGCCCGACGGCGTGCGGGTGACCAACGCGCTCAAGGTCACCGTCATCGCCGAGGGCGATGTGCGGATCGAGACCCCGGCGAATGTCGAGATCGTCGCGCCGCTGACCACGGTGGACGGCAACCTGACCGTCACCGGCGGCCTCGCGGTGCAGGGCAATGGCGGGGCGAACAGCACGCTGAACGGCGACCTGACCATGACCGGCACCTTCGTGCTCGACGGCATCACCCAGAACACCCATCGCCATACCGGCGTGCAGCCCGGCGGCGGCACCAGCGGAGGGCCGGTGAATTGACCGACATCGCGCTCGCCTGGGACCAGGAGGCGATGGCCTTCGACTGGACGATGGCCGGGCCCGACGTGCTGCTCGATGCCGGGCTGCGCACGGCGGTCGCCGTCTCCCTCTTCACCGATGGGCTGGCGCGGCCGGACGATGCCATCCCGGACGGCACGGACGACCGCCGCGGCTGGTGGGGCGACATGCCGCGCGAAGGGCAGGGGCGCGACCCCATCGGCTCCCGCCTCTGGCTGCTGACGCGGGAGAAGCGCACCGAGCAGACCCGCCGCCGGGCCGAGGACTACGCGCGCGAGGCGCTGGCCTGGATGCTGGCCGATGGCGTCGCCTCGGCGGTGGATGTCGCGGCCGAATGGGGCGGCGCGGCGGGCGACCAGTTGCGCATGGTGGTGACGATCCGGCGGGAGGCCGATGGCCGCCGCGCCTCGGAGGTGTTCGAGATGGTCTGGGCTGCGGAGGCATCGCGATGAGTTTCCCGCGCCCCACCCTTTCCGCCCTGCGCGAGCTGGCGCGCAACGAGGTCGCGGCCCGGCTGCCCGGCGCCGACCCGGCGCTGCGGCGCTCGGCCATCATGGTGCTGGCCGAGACGCTCGCCGGCCTCGCGCATCACCAGTATGGCTACCTCGACTTCATCGCCCGCCAGGTGATCCCCGACACGGCGGAAGGCGAATACCTCGACCGCTGGTGCCGGATGGTCGGGCTGCAGCGCAAGCCGGCAACGGCGGCGGCGGGCAGCGTCACCTTCACCGGGACGGACGGCACCGCCATCGCCCTCGGCACGCGGCTGACGCGCGGGGACGGCGTGACCTACGCCACCACCCAGGCGGGCACGATCGCCGGCGGCAGCGCCACCCTGCCGGTGGAGGCCGAGGCGGCGGGGGAGGGCGGCAATGTCGCCGCCGGCGCCGCCCTCACGCTGATGACGGCGGTGCCGGGGCTGCTCGGGACCGTCACCGTCGCTACCGGCGGGCTGAGCGGCGGCGGGCCCGAGGAAGACGACGCGCCCCTGCGCGAGCGCCTGCGCGCCCGCCTCGCCACGCCGCCGGCGGGCGGGGCGGCGCATGACTACATCGCCTGGGCGCTGGCCGTGCCCGGCGTCACGCGCGCCTGGGTCTTCCCGCTCGCGCGCGGGGCAGGGACGGTCAATGTCTCCTTCGTCATGGACGGGCGGGTGAACATCATCCCGACCGCGGGCGACGTGGCCGAGGTGCAGGCGGCGATCGACGAGCAGCGCCCGGTCACGGCCGACGTGCTGGTCTATGCGCCCACGCCGGTCGCGCTCGATATCACCATCACCGGGCTGAACCCGGATACGCTGGCGGTGCGGCAGGCGATCGAGGCCGAGCTGCTCGCCTTCCTGCGCCGCGATGCCGCCCCCGGTGGCACCATCCGCCGCTCCCGCCTGATCGAGGCGATCAGCCGCGCGGCGGGCGAATCCTGGCACACGCTGACGGTTCCGGCCGCCGACGTGGCGCATGCTGCGGGCGAGATGCCGGTGCTCGGCACGGTGACCTACGCATGACCGCGGCGCTGCTGGGGGAGGCCGAGTTCCGCGCCGCGCTTCAGGCGCTGTTGCCGCGCGGGGCCGCCTGGCCGCGGCACGAGGATGCGGTCCTCACGCGCTTCCTGGGCGCCATCGCCGCGCGGCAGGCCGCCTTCCATGCCCGCGTGGGCGACCTCTCGGAGCGGGAATCCTACCCCCCGCTGGCGGCCGAGATGCTCGAGGACTGGGAGCGCGCGCTCGGCCTGCCCGACCCCTGCTCGGCGCCGCTGACGCTGCTCGAGCAGCGGCGCGCGGCGGTGGTGGCGCGCCTCGTCGAGCGCCTCTCGCCCACCCCGGCCGCGATCGAGGCCATCGCCGCGGCCTTCGGCGTGCGCACGAGCGTGGTCGAGTTCCGCCCGCACGACTGCGAGATGGACTGCGAGCAGCCCATCACCGACGAGGCCTGGGCGCATGCCTTCCAGGTCTGGGGCTCGGGCCGCGTGGTGACCGAGGCCACCTGCGAGGACCATTGCGAGCAGCCGCTGCGCGCCTGGTCCGAACTGCCCTACGAATGCGCGGTGCGGCGCCTCTCGCCCGCGCATACCGTGCCGCTGTTCGGCTCCTTCACCGACGAATGGGACTTCACGGCCGGGCTGCCGCCGGATGTGACCTTCACGCGGGCCGGCAGCGCAGACCGCCGCAACTTCCGCGGCGCGATCGAGACGGTCGGCGCCAATGTGCCGCGCCTGAACTGGCAGGCGGGGCTGACCTACAACGAGACCTCGAACCCCTGGGGCGATGGCGCCATCGCCTCGCCCATCACCGGCTTCACCGCCATCGGCGCTGGCAGCACCTGGACGGTGACGAAGCTCGGCGCCGGCTTCCTCGACGGCGTGCCCTATGTGGATGTCGAGGTGCTCGGCACGGCGGCGGCGAACACCAACGCGATCTATGTCTCGACGCGCGATGCGGCGCTGCCGATCGCGGCGGCGGCGGGGGATGTGTTCTCCGGCTGGGCGGGCGTGGCGCTGCTCGAGGCCTCGGGCTTCACGCTCAGCGCGCCGGCGCTGCGGCTGAACGAGATGACCGGCGCCTTCACCGCCGGGGCCTTCACGACCATCGCCTCCCTGCCGGGGTTGGGCCAGATGGTGCATGGCAGCGCGACGCGCACCTTCACCGCGGGCGGCACGAACAACGCCGCCATCCTGCTCAGCGTGGGCAACGGCATCGTCGGGCAGGTGCCGCGCTACGTGGCGCGGTTCCTCTTCCCCGTGGTCAACCGGGGTTCGGCGCCGGTCACCGCCTCCGTCCCGCTCGGCACGCTCTCGGCGCGGCGGGGCGGAGTGCCGCAATACGGGCTGCTCGGCCTGCTGCTGGAAGCGGGGGAGGAGCTGCGGCTCGCGGTGCCGGACGGCACCTATGCCGCGACCATCGAGGCCGCCACGCCCGCGGGCGCGGTGAACACCTACTCGGCGGGCGGGTTCTTCGCCGCCAACGGCTCGCTGCTGTTCGCCTGGCCCGCCGCGGCGGTCGGCGACGGCGCCATCAACCTTCGTCGCATCGTGCTCAGAAAGGTGACCTGAGATGCAGCGCGTCACGCGATCCACGGCGGCGCCGTCCCTGCCGTCGCCCCCGGCCTCGCCCGGCCCGCCGGGCTACTTCACCGGCGGCGATCCGCTGGCCAACGTCCCGCCGACCGTGCCCGGCTACGAATGGTTCAACGGCGTGCAGGAGGAGCTGGTCGGCCTCCTCGTCCGCGCCGGCCTCACGCCGGACGGCGCGGATCTCGCGCAGGTGCGCAAGGCGCTCGACCGGCTCTATGGCGGCGGGCTGCGCACCGTCTCCTCCAACCTCACCCTCGCCGCCGACGACGCGGGCGTGGTGCTGGCCGATGCCGCCGCGGCTTCCCGCACCATCACCCTGCCGGCGGCGAATGCGGCGAACGGCCGCCCGCTGCGCTTCACCTTCGTGCGCGTGGACGGCGCCGGCGCCAACGCCGTGGTGCTGGCCCGCGCGGGCGCGGACACGATCGAGGGGCTGACGCAGATCAGCCTCGGCGTCGGTCGCCGGCTGACCATGGTCTCGGACGGGGCCTCCGCCTGGCGCGTCGTCGCCGCCAATGGCCCGCGCGGCGAGATGCAGGTCTACACCGGCAGCGCCCCCTTCACCGTGCCGGCCGGCGTGACGCGCATCCGGGTGCGCGTGGTCGGCGCCGGCGGCGGCGGCGGGCGCGGCACCGGCACGAATGCGGCTGCGGGCGGCGGCGCGGGGGGCTACGCCGAAGGCTGGTATGACGTGACGCCCGGCAGCACATACATGGTGACCGTCGGCGCCGGCGGCTCGGGCGCAACTTCTCCTGGCGCTGCGGGCAGTCCGGGCGGCACCACGAGCTTCGGGGACCTCTTATCCGCCACGGGCGGCAGCGGCCAATCGCCGCTGGAGGCCGGCGGATCTGGCGGTTATGGCGTGGGGGGGCAAATCAATGCCGGTGGCGGCGACGGGCTCGACGCCACGGGCGGCGCCCCGACGATGGGCGGCGGGGGCGGCAACAGCGTGTTCGGCGGCGGCGGCCGGGCCGGCACCGTGGCGGGGGGCAACGCCAAGGCGTTCGGCGCTGGCGGCGGCGGCAGCTACGGCCCCGGCACGCCTGGCAATGGCGGTTCGGGCGCCCACGGCGTCTGCATCGTGGAGTGGTGGGCATGAGCACCTATGCGCGCATCGCCGGCGGCGTCGTCGCCGAGTTGATCGAGACGCCCCCTGGCACCGACATTGCGGACCTGCTCCACCCCGATCTGGTGGCCATGATGGTGCCGGTGCCGGACCCCGGCGCGGTCGCGGTCGGCCATGGCTGGGACGGGAAGCGATTCACTCCGCCGTCACCGCGGCCCGCCTCCCCGCCGCCGGCCGTGACGATGCGGCAGGCCCGGCTCGCCCTGCTCGGCGCGGGAATGCTGGACGACGTGGAGGCCGCCATCGCCGCCGCCCCGCGCGCGGTGCGGATCGAATGGGAATACGCGACGCAGATCGAGCGCGCCTCCCCGCTGGTCGCCGCCATCGCGGCCGAGCTCGATCTCGACGCGCCGGCGCTCGACGCCCTCTTCGCTGCCGCCGCGCAGCTCTGACCTTCGCGCGCGGGCAGCGCGCGCCCCGACAACCGCATCAGCAGGAGCACGTCGCATGGCCGTCCATGTGCGCATGAAGGAAGACGCGGCCGGGCTGCGGATGGGGGAGGACGCCTCCCTCGACGCCGCCACCGCCAGGGCGCTGCACGCCGCAGGCAAGCTGTGGATCGTGGGCGGCGACCCCGCCGAGATCGAGGCCGCCGGCCTCGCATGCGACGCCGAGGTGGGCCCGCCCGTGCGCTACGCCCCGCGGCCCGAGGCCGAAGAGTCCGTCAAGAGCGCCACCCCGGCGCAGGAGGGCTGATCCATGCTGGTGCGATGCCTCTCGGCCCTCACGGGCTACCGCTTCCCCGATGCCGCCTATGCGCGGGCCTGGCTGCGCGGGCAGGCGGGCTTCCTGCTCTCGCGCGGGCTCTCGCGCATCGGCCTCGGCGGGCTGATGGCGCCCCGCGCGCGCTTCGACTTCGAGCATCGCGCGCCGGATGGCAGGCTGCTCGCCTCCTGGGCGGCGTTCAACCTGGTGACCACGGTCGGCAAGACCGACATCGTGGCGGCCGAGGCCGGGCACTACGCGGTGCGCGCGACCTGCACCGGCCCCACCAGCGCGGCGAGCGAGACGGCATTCGAGGTGCTGCCAGGCGCCTTCGCCTGAGGCGCGATTTCGCGGCGATTTCACGCGCGCGCGCGCGCGCGAGGCGCATATTCGGAGCCATGGATGGCCGAGATTGATCCGCGCGCATTCGGCGGGCTCGAGCGCGACGTGAAGCACCTGTCCGAGCGGATAGACGACCTCGAGAAGGCCATCGAGCGCCTCGAATCCCGCATCGCCTCGCTCACCGCGCTGCTCGATCAGGCGCGCGGGGCGCGGTGGCTGCTCGGCGCGCTGGTGGCGGCGGCCTCCTTCGCCGCGGGCGTGGCGGCGACGGCGAAGGGCCTGTTCAAGTGAGGCCCGGCCTCTCCCATGCGCTGATCGCGGCGGGGCTGACGCTGGCGCTCGGGCTTCCGGCGTGGGCGCTGGGCGTCTCGCCGCTGATCGGCGCGGGCTTCGCGGTCGGCTTCTATGTCGGGCGCAAGCGGCGGCAGTCGGAGGAATGGGCGGGCAGCAACCGTATCCCGCCATGGCGGTGGAAGCCGCGCGCGCTGAGGGATGTGCTTTGGCCTGCGCTGGCGGCGGGCGTGGTCGCGTCGCTGCTGATGCTGGCCCCGAAGGCATTCGCCCACACGCCCGGCCTGTCCGAGGCCGAGATCGCCTGGCTCGACCGGCAGCGCGCGCGGGATGGGACCAAATGTTGCGATGACCGCGACGTGCAGATCGGCCGCGCGGTGGAATGGCGCATCGTGGGCGGGCGCTACCAGGTGCGGATCACGGGCGAATGGCGTGACGTGCCGCCCGGCCGCATCCTGATGCCGCGCGCCGACGATCCTTCGCCCTGGCCCGGTGAGGCGCTGCTGTTCTGGCAGCCCGCGCCGCATGTGCCGGGCGGCTACTGGCTCTGGTGCTTCCAGCCCGAACCCCTGACCTGACGGAGCGTGCCATGTCCGATGCCGCCGCCGCGACCTCCGCGGCGCTTCCTGTCGTGCGCCAGATCGTCCAGCACCTCGCGGGCGTGGTCCTGGGCGCGGGCGCAATAACGGAGAACGAAGCCGCCGTCGTGGCCGGGGCCATCGTCGCGGTCGCAAACCTCGCCTGGATGCTGGTGGCGCGGGCGAAGGCGCAGAAGGCCGGGCCGTGAGCCTGGAACTCATCCTGGCCGCCCTCGTGGGCGTGGTCACGCTCGTCGTCGGGGCCTTCATGCGCGGCTCGAAAGCAGGCCGCGACGGCGCGGCGGCCGAGGCCGCGCGCAGGCGATCCGAAGCAGAGGAGAGGGGCAATGCGGCTGCTGCCGATGCTGGCCGTGACGGCGCTGCTGAGCGCCTGCGGCGCGGCGATTTCTGACCGGCCCGCCTGCCGGGTCACGGAGTTCCCGCGCGACTTGCAGATGCAGGCGGCGGAGGAGCTCCGCACCGCCCCGGCGCTGCGGACGATGATGGACGCCATGGCGCAGGACCGGGCGTTCAACCGGGCGGTGCGCTGATGAGCCTCGATCAGCTCCGCGCCCTGTTCGCGCGCCCGCATCCGGTCCATGACGCGGGCATCGCGCAGGGCACCGTGCCCGTCCAGGCAGTGGGCGAGCCGAACTGGCGCGCCATCCTCGCCGCCGCCGGGATGGTCCGCCCGGAGGCATGGGCGGCCGTCATCGCCGGGCCGGCGCGGCGCTATGGCATCAACAACCGCCTGCGCGCCTGCGCCTTCGCCGCCACCATCGCCCACGAGAGCGGCGGCGGGGCGCGGATGGTCGAGAGCCTGAACTACCGCCCCGAGGCGCTTCTGGCGACGTGGCCGCACCGTTTCAGCCCTGAGGATGCGCGGCGCATGGGGCGGGCGGACGGCAAGCCGGCCGATCAGCGCGCCATTGCCGAGCGTGCCTATGGTGGGCGGATGGGCAACGGGCCGGAGGGCTCGGGCGATGGCTGGCGATATCGCGGGCGGGGGCTGATCCAGCTCACCGGCCGCGACGCCTATCGCCGCGCCGGGCAGGCGACGGGCCTGCCGCTGGAGGATCAGCCCGAGATCGCTGAGCAGGAAGGCGTGGCGGCCGAGGTCGCGTGCTGGACCTGGGGCGCGTGGAAGGGCTGCAACCCACTGGCGGACGCCGAGGATGTTGACGGGTGGCGGCGAGCCATCAACGGCGGGCTGAACGGCCTGGGCGACGTGAAGGCGCGCTACGCGGCGGCGCTGGCGGCCTGATGCTGGAAGCCTTCGCCGCGGCGCTGGTGGGAGAGCTGGTGGCGCTGGTCGTGGCGCTGATGCTGGTGGCGTTTGCCGCCGGCGTGTTGGTGGGGCGGCGGATGTGATAGGTGAGGGGCGCGACGCAGACAGGGTAATCCCCATCCCCTGCTCCTCGTGAGCGCGAGGTAGAGGCATCGCCGCGCGTTGGGGGCGCGGGTCGCGAATCGGGCGCCGCTGGGGAAACCCGGCGGCGCCTTTAAGGCGCCGCCG